TGGGTGGTGCAATAACAGGACGTGGTGCAGACCTACTGATCATTGATGATCCGCACTCGGAACAAGATGCAATGTCCAAGGACCTTTTAGAAAAAGCCTACGAGTGGTATACATCAGGTGCTCGTCAACGTTTACAACCTGGTGGTAAAATTGTAGTTGTCATGACAAGATGGAGTACAAAAGATTTAACTGCAAAATTAATTGCATCACAGACAGAAGCAAAAGCGGACCAGTGGCACGTGGTTGAATTTCCGGCGATCATGGACAACGGACCAGTATGGCCAGAGTATTGGAGCAGAGAAGAATTAGAAAAAGTAAAAGCAGTTTTGCCGAATGCAAAATGGAACGCACAGTGGATGCAAAATCCAACCAGTGAGGAAGGTGCAATATTAAAACGAGAGTGGTGGAATAAATGGCAAGAAAATTATATGCCAAATATTTATCATGTCATACAATCATACGATACCGCGTTCACGAAAAAAGAAACAGCAGATTATTCTGCTATTACCACTTGGGGGGTGTGGTACCCTAACGAAGACTCAGGTGCACAATTAATGTTATTAGATGCAGTCAAAGGAAGATATGAATTTCCAGAGCTAAGACGAGTGGCACTAGAACAGTATAAATACTGGCAGCCTGAAACAGTTATCATTGAATCAAAAGCAAGTGGATTGCCATTAACTCACGAGTTAAGAAGAATGGATATACCCGTAACCAACTTCTCACCTAATCGTGGAAACGATAAGCATACTCGTGTAAATGCTGTTGCACCTTTATTTGAATCTGGTATGATATGGGCTCCTGACGAAGAGTTTGCTCACGAGGTGATCGAAGAGTGCGCCGCCTTTCCGTACGGAGATCACGATGATTTAGTTGACTCAACTACACAAGCGATCATGAGATTCAGACAAGGTGGTTTGATTGATCATCCAGAAGATTATGTTGAGGAGATCAAAGAGAAAAAGAAAAGGACATATTACTAATGGTAAAAAAGCTCACCACTACAATTCCACCTTTGCGTGGACCTAATCCACAGGGGTTGAATGTTCCTTTAAAACAGGTTAAAACGATCAAACTGGAGAAATTAAATGGCAGAAATAGACAAGTCGCTTCCCAATCAGGTAAGAACCGAAGTAGAATTACCAGCTGAAGAAGTAGTTGAAGAAGAAGTTGTAGAACAACAAGGCCCCGTTGAGGTAACCCCTGAAGAGGATGGTGGCGTTACTTTAAATTTTGAACCTGGTGCAATCAACGTTCCAGGAACCGAGAGCCATTTTGATAATTTAGCAGACATTTTACCAGATGATATTTTAGACCCACTTGGCAACGAGATGGTGCAAAACTATATGGATTATAAAACTTCCAGAAAAGACTGGGAGCAAGGATACATTCAAGGTTTAGATCTTTTAGGATTTAAATATGAAAATAGAACAGAACCATTTCAAGGAGCATCTGGTGCAACTCACCCAGTTCTCGCTGAAGCAGTTACACAGTTTCAAGCACAAGCTTACAAAGAATTATTACCTGCAGAAGGACCTGTTAGAACACAGATCGTAGGTATTACAAGTCCACCTGTTGAACAACAATCTCAACGTGTAAAAGATTACATGAATTATTTATTAATGGATCAAATGCAAGAGTATGAGCCAGAGTTTGATTCAATGTTATTTCACTTACCACTTGCAGGATCTACATTTAAAAAAGTTTACTACGATCAACTTTTAGGAAGAGCTGTTTCTAAATTTGTACCAGCAGAAGATTTAATTGTACCTTACACTGCAAATTCTTTGGATGATGCGGAATCAATTATACACACAATAAAAGTTTCAGAAAATGATTTGCGTAAACAACAAGTCAATGGTTTTTATTCTGACATAGAACTTGGGCCACCAGGAACAGATACTAATAATGAATTAGAAAAAAAAGAACGAGAATTAGAAGGCACTAAAAAAACTGGTAAGCAAGAACCAATGTATAATATTTTAGAGTGTCATGTAAATTTAGATCTTGAAGGATTTGAAGAAGTTGATTCTGAAGGTGAACCAACAGGAATTAAACTTCCTTACATAGTCACCGTAGAAGAAGCTAGTAGAAAAATATTATCTATTAGAAGAAACTATAATCCTGACGATCTAAAGAAAAGTAAAATCCAATACTTTGTCCATTTTAAATTTCTTCCAGGACTTGGATTTTATGGCTTCGGTTTGATTCATATGATTGGCGGATTAAGTAGAACAGCGACTGCTGCTTTACGTCAATTATTAGATGCAGGAACCTTGTCTAATTTACCTGCGGGATTCAAACAAAGAGGAGTAAGAGTCAGAGACGAAGCATCACCAATACAACCTGGTGAGTTCAAAGATGTGGACGCACCAGGTGGTAACCTGAGAGAGGCATTCTTTCCATTACCATACAAAGAACCATCACAAACATTATTACAGTTGATGGGTGTTGTAGTTGGTGCTGGTCAGAGATTCGCGGCTATTGCTGACATGCAAGTGGGTGATGGTAATCAGTCCGCTGCTGTTGGTACAACGATAGCATTATTGGAACGTGGATCACGGGTCATGTCTGCTATTCATAAAAGATTATATGCAGGAATGAAAAAAGAATTTAAATTATTATCAAAAGTAGTTTCACAATATCTACCACCAGAATATCCATACGACGTGGTCGGTGGAGCACGGAACATTAAACAAGTAGACTTTGATGATAGAATAGACATCGTTCCTGTTGCAGATCCAAATATATTTTCTATGGCACAAAGAATATCTATGGCACAAACAGAATTACAACTTGCACAATCTAATCCACAAATACATAATTTATATTCTGCTTACAGAAAAATGTACGAAGCAATCGGTGTTAAAAATATAGATCAAATATTACCACCCCCTGCACCGATGCAACCTATGGATCCAAGTGTTGAACATATAAATGCTTTAGGTGGCAAACCTTTCCAAGCATTTCCTGGTCAAGATCATAGAGCACACGTTACTGCTCACTTAAATTTTATGTCAACTAACATGGTTAGAAATAATCCTGCGATTATGGCAGCAATACAAAAAAATATTTTAGAACACATTAGTCTAATGGCACAAGAACAAGTACAATTAGAGTTTAGAGAGCAACTAATGCAGTTACAAATGTTACAACAACAAGCTGCAACGGATCCTAACGCTGCACAACAGCTACAACAAATCTCTCAAACCATAGAAGCTAGAAAAGCAGTGTTGGTTGCAGAGATGACAGAAGATTTTATGAAGGAAGAGAAGAAAATTACATCACAATTTGACTCTGATCCGTTGTTAAAACTAAAATCTAGAGAAGTTGACCTACGTGCTATGGAAAATGAACGTAAAAAAGACAACGATCAAGCACAAATTGAACTTGCAAGAGCAAGATTAATGCAACAACGTGAAAATTTTGAGGATAAGCTAGAGCAAAATGAAGATTTATCAAAATTAAGAGCTGGAGTTAGCCTCGCTAAGTCAGGAATACAACAAGCTCAAGTCATGATGGAGGATGATTAATGCCATTAAACAAAAAAGGCAAAAAAATCATGAAATCTATGAAGAAACAGTACGGTAAAAAGAGGGGCGAAAAGATATTCTATGCATCTAAGAACAAAGGTGTTATAAAAGGAGTCAAAAAAGGAGCATAAATGCAAAAACTAGACAAAATAAAAGAAGTTAAAGTTGCAGAGCAGAGTATTGAAGTAGATCCAAGATCTAAAACTACTGCTGACCAAGCTTTTAACTATATTGGTACTGGTGGACCTGAAGAAGAAGTAAAAGGTCAAGGTGCTGTAAGAACAGATAAGAAAAGAAAATCTAAAGCGTACTAATTATGTGGTTATCGGCAATAAAATTAGCCGTTTCTGCTGGAAGTAAAATTTACGCTAACAAGCAGAGAACGAAAATGGCAATGTCTGATGCACAACTTATGCATGCTCAAAAAATGGCCGAAGGAAAAGAAGCTTACCAAGGTAAACTTTTAGAAGCCAGACAATCAGACTGGAAGGACGAGGCAGTTTTGATAATTCTCAGTTTGCCCGTGTTGGTGCTCGCGTATGCAGTCATATCAGATGACCCAACAGCCATGGACAAAGTAAAATTATTCTTCGAGATGTTCTCGCAGCTCCCGTCATGGTTCACCAATCTTTGGATCCTTGTCGTCGCGAGTATTTATGGTATAAAGGGTACACAAATATTTAGAAACGGAGGAAATAAAAATGGCAAACAATAGGTTCAACAAACAATCAACACCTAAAGGATATAAGGCTGGTGGTAGAACTGGTAAAATGGGTGGCGGAATGATGATGAAGCGACCTATGGCAGAAGGTGGTTATATTACCAAAAAGAAAACATCTAAATATATCACTAAAAAAAAACCAGAAGGTAAATTATTACCTGAATCTGGATCAAAATATATAACTAAAAAACCTCAATATATTACTAAAAAGAAAAAATATATTACTAAAAAATCTCCTGCTGAAATTCAAGACAGAGAAAGAGTTGGTAGAAAAATGGGTGGTTCGTTAAAACCTGTTAATCCTAAAACTCAAAAAGGTTTATCAAAACTTCCAACAGAAGTAAGAAACAAAATGGGCTACATGAAAAAAGGTGGAAAAGTTCATGGCAAATAGATTATACAACAAACAAGTTACACCTAAAGGATATCAAGAGGGTGGTAAAGTAGGTAAGATTAGATCTCTTATTGGTAAAGTTAGAAAAAAATTTATACCAACTTTTGATGAACAATTTTCAAAAGCTAAAAAATCTGGAAAGAAAACTTTTACATCTACTAGAGATAAATCAAAAAAAGGTAAATTAGAATATTCTACAAAGACAGCAGCAGAAGTTAAAGCAGCTAAAAAGAGAATGTCTGATAGAGAAAGAGCTCGTGTAGGGGATAAGAGTAAACAGCTTTCTGAAAAAGGTGCAGCGTTTAAACTTGCTAGAAAAATGGGTAAAAAAACTTTTACTCACAAAGGTAAAAAATTTTCAACATTATTAAAAGGTGAAAAGCCAAATAAAATAATGCCAGAACTATCCGGTAAAACTTCTAAGAAAATTAAAAAATTTGTAGGAGCATAATGGCTGGAAAAGGTTTATACGCAAACATTCACGCTAAAAGAAAACGTGGCGGTAAAATGAAAAAGAAAGGTGCAAAGGGTGCACCAACTGCAGCGAACTTTAAAAGAGCTGCACAAACAGCGAGGAAAATATAATGACTAAACTATGTCCCAGAGGTAAGTCGGCCGCGAAAAGAAAATTTAAAGTTTATCCGTCAGCATACGCGAACGCATACGCCAGCAAGATCTGTGCGGGTAAGATCAAAGATCCATCTGGTGTAAAGAGAAAAGATTTTAGAGGCAGTAAAGCCGAGGGTGGATTAATGGAAGCGACTGCAAGATTAAAGAGACAAGGTTTAAAAGAAGGTAAATCAGTAAAAGATGTTAGAAAAGAAAGAGCACTCAAAAGTCAACAAAAAACAATTGATTCAATAACAGGATTCTTTAATAAAGCTACATTTGGGTTAACAAAGCCTAAAAAACCAAAAGTAAAAAAAATGGGTGGCGGAATGATAAGACCCATGTATAGAAAAGGTGGTGGTGTCTGCCTTAGAGGAATGAATAGAGACGCTATCGGAAAGAATTCGTAATGCTATGGCAAAAAACGGACTTGATAAATGGTTTGCCCAAAAATGGGTAGATATAGGAAGTAAAAAGAAAGATGGATCTTTCTCAAAATGCGGAAGATCAAAACAGAAAGCAGATGCAAAACGTAAGTATCCAAAATGCGTCCCACTTGCTAAAGCAAGACGTATGTCAGAAGGTCAAAGACGATCAGCAGTTTCAAGAAAAAGATCAGTAGCTCAAGGTGTTGGTGGTAAACCAACTAACGTTGCAACATTTTCTAAAAGAAAAAAAATGGGATTTGGAGGAATGGTTTGAGAACAGATTTTGAAGTAAGAGCACAATTAGCAAAAGGTGGTATGCCACCTAGAAATAAAAAAAATTTCAGATCTACAAAGTCTGGAGCAGGCATGACACAAGCTGGGGTCAAAGCCTATAGAAGATTAAATCCTGGCTCTAAACTAAAAACAGCGGTCACTGGCAAAGTCAAACCAGGATCAAAAGCTGCTAAAAGACGTAAATCATTTTGTGCGAGAAGCGCCGGACAAATGAAAAAATTTCCTAAAGCTGCAAAAGATCCTAACTCAAGACTCCGTCAGGCTCGCAGAAGATGGAAATGTTAAATGGTAAAAAAACTAAATAAAGTAGCAAAGGCTTTAGGTAAAGCTTCTAAGTTACATAA